AGGATCTATAAATGATTTCTCAAACATAACATCATAATTAATAACCTCTTGCATATCAAACTCTCGAGGTAACCGAGTCATAAAAGATATGACATTCGACTGTAATCGATTAGGTGTTTTCAATTCTAAAAATTTTATCTTATCTCCTTCTTGTATAAGAGGATACTTATTAACTATCTTATTTTTATTTAAAAGATGATTGTAGATTAGTGCACCCTTAATGTGCATCGGAGTTCCTTTTATAAAAATAGAAGAACTGTCCTTATATTTTTTTAAGTTGTTACATGATCTGGGATAAGCTATTTCTTCTCCCTTCAGACTCATAAACTCCTTACGAAATTCTTGAATAAACTCATTCAATATTTTCTCATCTTCATTAATAATAATATTTAGAGCTTCTTTAATCTTCTCTCGACATGGTGCTGGTGTGGAAGACTTCACAGCCTCGATGCCCATGATCTTTAATTGAGGTTCAGCATAACGTACACCTTCACTATCATGTACATTCAAGATGTATCGTTTCTTGGCTGTCCATATTCCTTTGTCCGCTATTACTTCTCTAACCATGTCCATCTTCTGGGCATAAGCATTTACATACGCAGCAAGCCTCTTATAACTCTCATCAATAAAAGGTTCCAACTTTTCTTCGGCCACAGTTGCCAAAAAGGAGACAACTCTATCATTTGATATATCATCTTTTTCGCCAAAAGATTTAGATACCAACTCGTCAAAACTGACATATATAGAGTCTGTATCTGACGCAATGACATAATCTTTTCCCTCTGTTTGTAAAATCCTATTGAGATACCTATTAACATCATTTTCAATCCACCTTATTGCTAACTGTCCTGAAGTTGTAATAGCAGTTGCTATCTTTCTATCATAATATCTAAAGTACTGATTCCCGAGAGCTCCGTAAGCACTGTTCAGAGCAATCTTCCTAGCCATCTGGATGTTATTATACTTAGATATCTCGTTTAAATATTTTTTCTCTTTTGTATTCTCATACTGTTGTTTAGCTTCGAGTGTCCACTTCTTAAACTTCACTCGATCATCATACATCTTTTCCATTAACTGTGGTAGGAACCCATGAAAATCTTTTCTAAATCGAGCACCATTAGGTGTCACTGCACACCCGTCATCTGGAATCTCTACACTCTCCTCCAACAACTTGTCTACACTCACTTCTCCGTTTCCTTCATGTACTAAAGTTTCTGGTGAGATATTATACTGCATAATCAAGTGTGGATACAAACTGTTTAAATCAAATGACATCACCCAATTGTGCATACCAGTCTGTGGTTCCTTTACATAAGCACCCTCATATCGATCATTCTTTTCACTAATTCTTCTCTTAGGTACAACAATGTTTTTACTCTTTAGATAATTATAAATCAATACATCCCACATCTTAACTTGAGAATACACATCTTCATAATTGACCTTCGCTTCATATGCTACAGTCAAAGCCAACTCAATCAATTTCATCTTATCTTCTAATGCATCTACAAGTTCCACATCCTTAACATTATAATCTACAAATGATTGATAGTCTTTAGTATACCACTCTCGATAAGTTTCATATGGATTCTCCATCTTCCTCTCACCGAGTTCCACATATGCTATGTGATCTAAACGAAACGACTCCTGATTAATATAAGTAAACTTCCTATACAAATCCATATAATCTAAACAAGACACTCCAAATATATCATACTTCTGCTGTTGTCTACCATACTGATAAACACTTTCTTCCTTGACATAACTCCACGGAGATAACTTCTCTACTACCTTTTCTCCAAAAAGTTTGTTTATTCTATTACACAGATAAGGTATGTCAAAAAACTGTATGTTCCATCCCGTCACGATGTCTGGTTGAATACTAGTCCAAAAGTCCAAGAACTTTTTGAATAGATCGTTTTCATTTTCACACAGTATATACCGCACGTCTTTACGGTCAGTATGATACTCTGCAATACCCCATACCATTATAGCTTTGTTAGATTGATTCTTTACAGTAATAGACAACAGAGGTTCATCTGCTTTTTGAGCATCAGGAAACCCACTCTCACACGCCACTTCTATATCAATAGTCAGAATAAGAATCTTATCCATATCCCAATTTACAAACTCAGGATACTGTTCTGCTATATAAACAAATGGATATCGTTCAAATCCACAGATCAAATCTGGTTGATCTTTATAACGTTCAAGAAAATTTCTACCTTCTGTAATAGACTCTAAAACAACTGGTCCTACTGGTTGTCCCTGTAGAGTTCTTAACTTTGATTTTTTATTCGTCGGACCATAGAACGTAGGACGCCAACGAATCTTCTGACTGACTCGTTTGCCGTCTTTGATCTCTCGAACTAAAAGATAGTTACCCCGTTGGATAACTGAAGTATAGAAATTGTCTGCCATAGAATAATTATATCACAAATTATTCTTGAAGTAAAGTCTTAGAACTTACTTTAGGTACTACTATTCCTGACCCGAATACTTGATTATAATTATTCACTATATCTTGTGCTGGTTCTGTTGTTATTAAAACCCAATCTCGTGGTACTTCAAAATCTTTTGCCTCACTAAAAGGCATCCAAGGAGTTAGTCCTATCTGTACCGAACCCCCTCGACCATCTCCCACTGGCATTAACATAGCTGGATTCTTTACGATAAGAAATTCTGAATTTTCTCCAATAATATCTCCCACTATATCTTCACCACTTTTCAATCTCAACAACTTAATCATTCCTACTGTCATAATATATTACTCCACTTGTTTCTTGCCAATATTATATTTGGTCTCCAAAATCCACTCATCCTTTTCTTTAAAGGACAAAACTTTTATCTGTGACAACGGTGCTTTCGATTCATTATTACCTAAAATTTCTACTAGTTCCCAATCTGATAACAATCCTGCAATTGTATTCCTTCTTTCTAAATCGTTAATTGATATATTCGTTGGTTTACCATCTAGGGCAAACAACTCTTTAAAATGTACTATAAAATAACGACCTTGTTTGTGTAGGATGTGACACGATTGGTATAACTTTCTCTCCTTGCGAGAGGCAACCCCTATACGGGATAGTGTTTCACGAACTTTTAAAAAATCATCAGCCTCATTCAACGTCACCTCGAGCATTAAATCTGGAGTCCACTCCAACTCTTCCATGTTTACCACCTCGATTTATTATTCTTTTTATGTGTTCAATTTGTTCATCATCTAGTATGTCAAGCGCTTGTCTGGCCTTCTCATTATTATAACCATAATATTCTTTAACATACTCAAGATTTTTAATCTTACTAGACCTAAGCCACTTACTAAACCTTTTCTTAGATCGTATACTATTTAGAAAAAAATGAAATTGTAGACGCTTATCGAGGTAATGCATCCGATTCATTTCATTTACATATAAAATACAATCTGGAAATGCAGATATAGATGGAACATTAGAAGCAGACGCTATTACAATTAATAGTACAGCTATTGGCTCTATTTATGGTGTAATTGCAGGAAGCTCTAGTATTGTTACAACAGGTGCATTAGATTCTGGATCAATTACTTCTGGATTTGGTACTATTGACACAGGATCATCTACAATTACAACTACAGGATTAATTAGTGGTGGATCATTAGATATTGATAATGTTTTAATTAACGGAACAACAATTGGTCATACTGACGACACTGATTTAATAACAGTGGCTGATGGTGCTTTAACAGTTGCTGGGACTATTGGTTCTGGTGCAATAACTTCAACTGGTATTGTAACAGGTACAGCTTTTACTGCTGGTAGTGCTGTTCTTGCAGAAGCTGAATTAGAATTATTAGATGGTTTAACTGCTGGTACAGCTATTGCTTCTAAAGTGGTTACTACGGATTCCAGTATAGATACAACAGGACAAAGAAATTTAACAATCTCTGGCGAACTAGATGCTGCAACATTAGACATTTCTAGTTCAATTGATATTGCTGGTGCTTCACAATTTAGTGGTGCAGTAACCGTTGGTGTCGATGACACAGGATTAGATGTAAAATTATTTGGTGCTTCTGCTGGTGCCTACATGGAATGGGATGAAAGTGCAGATCAACTTAGAATTATGGGAGCATCTGCGGATGCGACTACCAGTACAGGTAAACTTCTTTTAGCTACATCTCTAACAGATATTAATGCGAGTGACGTACTAGGAAAAATAGACTTTCAAGCTCCACTTGAGGCTGGAGGAACAGACGCTATTACGGTTGCTGCTTCCATTCAAGCTATGGCTCAAGGTACCTTTAGTGCTTCGGTCAATGCAACAGATTTAATATTTTTTACAGGACATTCAGAAGCAGCCACAGAAAAATTTAGATTTACTTCTCAAGGAGAGATAGGTATCGGAGGTGCTAATTACGGTACCGATGGACAATTATTAACATCTACTGGCGCAGGAACAGCTCCTGCATGGGAAGATGCAGCAGCCGCTAGTTCAGTAGCTGCGGATGATATTGCAGTGGGTGATGCAGCAGTTACAGTTGGAAATGGCAGTACATCAGCGGATGTTACACTTGATTCTGGCGATGATGTTGTAATTGATGCAGCTGGTGGAAATGTAGAATTTAAAGATGCAGGAACACTACAGCTATCCTTAGACATGGATGGCACATCAGGTGTTCAAATTATTAAACTTGGTGTTAATGCAGATGACTTAGTATTCCAACAATACGACGGTAATGAAGTCATGAGAATTAACGATGATAGGAAACTTTATTTCTATGATGATGGCGGAGAAAATATTTCCTCGGATGGAACTGATTTTACCTTTGCATCTGGAAACGATATTAATTTAACAGCAACAACAGACATTAATGTTCCGTCTGACGTTGGAATAACTTTTGGAGACGACGC